AACCCGAGCGCGTCGATGATATTGACGGTCATTGTCCACTTAGTAGGGACTCGACCATTCTGAATTGTGTCATTACCCCAGGACACGCCATAACCCTTGGCTTTCAAGGGAAGGCTCAAAAGTAGATCCCATCCGTCGGTGGTCACGCGACAGTCATCATCGATGCCAGATACGGTGAAGTAACCAGCATGAAGCTTCTGATTGACCAGATAATTCACTTTGGCGGTCGATGTAGTACCCCATGATGCAGGCACTACGACACGCTTGACGCCATCGATATGCGGATAAAGGTCTTGTTGATCCTCATTGATGAGAAGAAGAAAGTCTGAGATATGACTGACCTTCTTGAGTTGTTCGAAGCATTCCACCGTCTTATCTGGACGGTTGCGCGATCCTACGATCGTCAAATTGCTATGTTGTCCCGGTTCCACCCCTACCCTTTCTGATGATTGTTCAGATGCTCAATGAAGAGTAGTCGAAGTTCGCGAAGATCGGTAGTCACTTCGGTAGCAAAGCCATTTGATACCGGACGAGAATTACGCTCAGCCTTGGCTGCGTAGAGAGCTGCGATGCCAGAGATCGTACTTGCAGCAATGACTCCCAGAGCGGTCACAACCTCTGCCATCATGCACCAAGTTGATCGTTTGGGTTGAGCCAGCGAAGCACCGGAGGAATAACAGCGGTCAGAGCTGCCGAAGCGATGGCTTTGCCATCAAGACTGCCGGTAGCGACATAAAAGGCGAGCGCGGCTGATGCTGCCACCCTTGCCCATGAAGCAAGAAGTTGCTTAGCGGTTCTTACGGTTCTTGGATTGACCATCGGTAAGTCCTAGATCTTCTATGAGGCGCTTGGCCTTCTCCGGGCTGATATGGATTTCGAAGTGCATCTCATCTTTGCGCACCTCGTAATCACCGCCCCATCTTAGTCCATAATGCTTACATAATTCGCGAATCGTCCGCTCTTGTGCCTTGGTAAAGGTGCCAGAAGCGCCAAGAGGATGCTTGAGAGCATTGAGATCGATGGCCGTGCCGGAGGCGTGATTACTCAAGTGAACCGTGGTGCCACGGATAGGACGAAAGGCATACCCCCAATCGTCGAGTTGTCCCTTGTCTATCGGTTCGACTTGCTTATGGAAATCTTTGGCGAAATTGACCAAGATGGGAGCCACGGCGCGAGCGCAAGCAAAGGATATGCGTGTGCCGGGTATTCGATAGCTCTGGATGCCAATGGCATTACGATCTTGACTTGCAGGCCATCCGTTATGACTGCGGATCAATTTCTACCCATTCGAGATTGTCCTCATCCCAATAAAAGAAACCGTTTGGCTTCGTTTTTGGAGCTTGCCAATCCAAATTTTCATCAAGTTTCCAAGATGAGAACGGTTTTTTTGAGATAAAAACATCATTGTTTTCATCATAACAACCACCGACTTCAGCATATTGCTTTCGAAAGTTATTATTGTATGAGGTCTGAATCCAACGACCACCAAGATTATCAACAAGCCATTGATAACCTTCATCGTTATTCGGATCATTATTATCGCCCACAAGGATACGAATTACTACGTTGTTATCATCTATTTCTGCCCAATGCGACATCAGTTCACATCCGCTCTAAGAAATCGGAATATAACAACACCGGAGCCACCGTTGCTGCCACTACGCGCTGACGTATCTGCATTTTGACCACCGCCTGCACCGCCGCCGCCGGTGTTAGCCGTTGCATTGGACATGGATCCGCTTGTTTGAGTCCACGAAGCTCCACCTCCATTACCGCCTGCACCACCAGAACCATTTGGATCAATACCAGCTCCACCACCACCGCCGCCAGCAATCCACCAAGTTCCTGAGATGTTTTGCCCGATACCGGCAACGGATAACCATGAGGAATATGCTGACGTTCCATTACCGCCTGCACCGCCTACTGCTGGAGCGGCTCCATTACTTCCGGCAACTGTTGCACCACCACCACCACCGCCGGCTTTGCTGAACGTGCCACCACCAATATCTGTGCCACCATTATTACCTTCAGACGGTGAGAAGCCCCCAGAATTGCCTGTTCCGTTCCCGGTTCCATTGAATGAAGCTGATCCACCACCGGAGCCACCATTGTTTCCGGTGTTTTGATTATTTCCACCCCCAGCGCCTCCAGCGGATGCGCTGACGGTCGTATAACCGGTCGCGGTGATTGTTGTTGCCACACCGTTAGATCCTCGATTTGAGCCGGTTCCACCATTACCACCACCGCCAATTGTGATGGTATAGGCCTTGGCAATCATTGTCGTAGAAGTAAAAGCTCTAAAACCACCAGCTCCGCCACCGCCACCGACGGTAGATCCACCACCGCCACCGCCACCAATTACTAGGAAATCACATAACAGATCGGCATTAGCGATTGTTAGAGTTCCATTACCGGTAAAAGAACGGTAAGCGTACGTTGCATCCGTTGTGAGTGTTCCACCTGTTACAGTAGATTTTCTTTTGGCGGTTTGAGCCACAATCCCAAGAATGTTCATGTTAGGCGAGACGTCCTACGACGGTGAAGGAATCGCCTCCGGTCTTGATAATTGATGCGGCTCCTGCAACTGTGGTAATGGTCGGATTTGTTGCTGTTGTGCCAGCACTTGAAATAGTCACGCCGGATCCTTGGACGATTGAGACGGTGCCGGTTGCTCCGGTCTTGAGAATATTGATAATTGCCCCGGTTGTGAAAGCAACGCTTGAAGAATTAGGAATGGTCACCGTGACAGTATTGGTGTTGGAATAAGTGATGAGCTTATTGTATGAATCATCAAGAACGAGCGTGTCTGAAGTACCTGAAACAGCGCGGAAAGTTAGGCGCCAAAGGTTATTGATCTCGGTTGAGATGTCGTTCATTTGAGCGGCTGTTAGAACCTGACCGGTTGTGAAGGTCTGTGCTGGAAAGGTCATCGTTTCTCCTAGTAGCTCAAGATGTCTTGATCGAGCAAGCCATCCACGCTGGAATCTAGGACGAATCCTACCGCGAAAGGCTGTGCTGTTGTGAAAGTAGCCGTAAAACTCCGTGGAGTTATATCGTAGCCGACGCCGGCCACAACGGTATTACTGACCGCGTTACCGGCAGGCAAGGTCTGTGTCACTTGGATAGGCGAGAAGATGTCCATGTCGAGACCGGCCACGACACGGTTAGGATCTTGATCAGAGAAGAGATCAAGGGTGATTGATTGAAGAGTGAAGTCGGTGCCTACTTCCTTACGGCTGGCAAGGATGAGATTGGCTTGATCTAGGGCATCAGCGTCCGTTTGCATGATTCCGGTACGAATACGGCTGTGCTCGAAGTATTGATCAATTGACGTGGTATCCGTGACGGTCTGAGTCGTTCCACCGGCTCTCGTTACGCTAACACGATTGATAAGTCCGGCATCCGATAGGTCGAAAGCAACGCTTTGATAGGTAATAGCGCTGGTCGAATTGACGTCTGTAAAGATGTACGGAGTACCGCCAGAAGCCAAGATGATGTCATTTCGGCTCTTGAAATTGGCGTTGCCATTCTCATCCATATAGAAGGCGCCCATTTCGGTCTGTTCGACCGTCTGGCAGGCTGCGAGAAGGGATCGGGATGTGCCGGTGTCTGCCTGAACCGTAGTCGTAGTCGTGGTCGAGATATTTCGCATGGCTGGCCAATTGCCAGCATCCAAGATGCTTGAAATGCGCTGGCCGGTAGTCTGCCCGGCTGAGCCACCGGATACGGTCGTAATCGTGGTCAAATTGAGAAGCTGAAAGCCATCAACGCATGAGAGATCCACGAAAGCCGGGTCATAACCGGTCGGAGAGGTGTATTTCCATTCTTGGATATACATCGATCCCAAGGCATAGGTGATGCCGTTATAGGTGCCTTCAAAGCGAATCTTGCGCATCGGCAGAATCTTTCCGAAGTTAGATCCTCCGGTGTTTGCTGGATTGAAGATACCGGCTTCATCAACGAGTCTGACTTGGGCTGTACCGGCAAAGAAACTATCTGCCGTTCGGTTATAGGCTCGGCGAATACGAGCAAAGAGGACGTAGGGAGTGACGTCGATGATGTCGCTGGCAGCCGTACCCAGAATCGAACTGTCCAAAGGAGTCGATGGATCATCAAGGACAAGCGCCGGATCGAAGGTAGCGCCGTTGCTGAAATCAATCTTGCAACTGAATATTGCGCCAGCCATTATCGACCTAGCAATTCAAGCTGACCCGGGATTCCGGCTCGATTCGATTCAAAGAGTTGATTCTGGAAATAGTCAAAGAGCTCTTGCTGAGTGACCACGTTTCCAGAAATATATTGATTGACAACGACTTGAGATGCTGCTCCGGCTGTTGCTGCAAGACCGGCGGCTGTAGTTGCCGATTGCGCTGCTAATTCTTCGGCTCGAAGGGACTCAAGTTCAGCTAAGCGAGAAGCATCAAGATCTTGGAACATGACCAAATTCAGTTGTCTTATACCAGCCTCGACCATCTCTTGATTGTCCGTGGCTGTTCCCATGGAGATTGCGGCTCTGGCCGTATCCCAAGAGATATTGGCTCCAGCAATAGCGGCTGCTCGAGCGGCTGAAACAGCCTTGAGAGCCTGAATCTCGGCATCAAGGTCAGCAAGGCGTTGATTCTTGACCACGGTGCTCAAGGCTATGTCTGCGGCTGCGGCTTTGAGCTTATCTTCGGCCAACTTACGCTCAAGATCCATCAATCGATTGAGAGCCGCTTCATCGTCCTTATTGGCATCACTTCGAAGAGCTTGGAGAGCCTTGACCCGAGCCTGATCCTCTTCGCTGAGTTTTCGAGTCAATGCAGCGGTGAGATTGATGGCATCGATGTCAAACTTCTCTTCGAGACGCTTCTTGATCTCATCCTGACGCTTCTCGGCTGCCTTGGCTGCCGCCTTGCGACGATCTTCTGCCTTGTCCTTAGACCGCTCTTGTTCCTTCTGGCGAGCAAGGTCTTTGAGCGCCTTACGC